AACCCTAGGGTAAAAACCATCATTGATAAAACATTACTGGTCTAAAACTAGGTCTTAGGGTTTACCTTAGTATCCTTAGGAACCCCTACCCCTTAAGGAATCACAGAGGAACCCCAGGTCACCATGTGGTCATGTACCTAGGAACCCGAGGGACCTTTTAATGAGTGCAACGTAGGCGTTGGTGTCGGGTGTTCCGTGTTTCGAGATGCCTGAGGCTCCTCTGTGATTCTTTGGTGAGACTGTGCAATCTTGTGCAGGTCTCTTCTACAGTGTCCATCCCCCGGCTCCCCCGCCCAGTAAGGGTTTCCGGGCCGTCCCTAATTACCCTCTATATAGGCATGCGCGGTGGTGCGCGAGGGGCATCGTTAGATTACCTCTAATTTTTCTCCTTTAGAATCAAGGACATCCGGGGGATGGACACTGTTGCAGAGAAGCCGCTCGTCGGTTCCTCAAAAATTTTTGCACAGGTTTGTATTGTGCTGTCCAGGGAGGACGCTTATACTCAGTACCCAACACGAACCTCGGAGATTGGTATGAACACAGTAGCTCGGAACCTGAAGCGCATCCTGAAGATGGAAGCGGAGCGCAACTACGAAGCAGTTCATCGGGCTGAGGAGCGCCTGATGGCACATGTGGAAGAGTGCATCATCACGCCGGAACAACATCTGGCTGGACTTCTTCGGAATCTTGAGCGAGCGATAGTGGCGGAGGACCGCGCTGAAGAACGTTGGCTCAATGATATGAGTGGGGGATTTGGTAGACACAAAGCGTGGGGACACGCACAGTCCAACACGGCCTACGTGGAGTCCCAACTCGCAGGGTTTCTTCGGAAGTGTGCAACATTGTGTTGACATACCCAAACACAGACGGCATACTACATACATACCTTAGTCAACCCGGAGAACCACATGGAAGCCCTGAACGTTGTTGCCCCGCACCGAGCCCTTGTTGAAGGTGCAGCACGCTACGTCAAGCAAGAGAAGTTCGCCCACAAGATGGGGGACCTCTCCAAGGCTGACGAGAGCTTGTTCAAGAAGATGCTGGGCGTTGTAACCGAGGCGCTCCAAGAGTCCTATGCTTCGTCTAAGGAAATCCGAAACCATCGTCCAGCCCACTTCGTGGCGATGGAACTGCTCGACCTTCACTTTCTAGCAGGCGTAGCGCTGAAGGACTGCATGTCTGCAGCTACCAACTCAACCCCGCTCACAGACCTCACGGTAAACCTTGGATTCAACGTTCGCACGGCGATTGCTACCGAGCGGCTCCGTGAAGACAAGGAAAACGGCGGAGTCAAGAAGCACAAAGCCCTCATGAATCCCAAGCTCACTATGACCGAGCGTAAGAAGAAAGAGATGGCCTTGGAGTTGCTTGCCAAGTACCCGGAACCGGGGGAAGGTGCTGATGATTCGGCCAAGATTGGTGGTGCACTGTATGCTCTTGTCTCCCAAGCCACTGGCATGTTCGCTGAAGGTGAAGTAGAGAAGCGTAAGGGTGGTAAGGTGGCCGTGGTGAACTGTGTGGTTTTCACCGATGAGGCACAACAGTCCCTGTCGGCTATCAAGGAACGTCAGCAGTGGATGCGCCCGGTGTATCAAGCCGAAGAGATGCCCCCGGTTGACTGGTCGGCGCTCGACAAGGGTGGTTACCGGGATGCAGACGTTGCTCGTACTACTCGTATGGTCAATGTTCACTCTGCGCTTGGTAAGACCTTGGTGGCCCAGGCCATCGATCAGGCTGCTCCGTTTGTCCGTGCCACGAATCTGATTCAAGGGGTTCCACTGGCTATCAACACGTTCGTCCTTGGTGCCCTGAAGTTCTGCATCGAAGGTCGCCGTAAGATTGGTAAGTTGGCAGGCCCCTTGGTCAATGAGTGGGAGAAGGTTGACGAAGACGGAGTGGTTACGGAACTGACGCAGGAAGAACATCGTCAAGCACGTAAGGACAACCGGAAGATCAACGCGGATCACAACAAGGACCTGACTAACATTACCGAGGCTGAGATTCTGTCCGGTAAAGGGTGCTTCTACCAACCCCATAACATGGATTGGCGTGGGCGTGAGTATGCGTTGCCGGGGTTTAATCACCAGCAGTCGGACCATTGCAAGGCCCTTATCGGCTTCGCAGTGGGTCAGAAGTTGACGGCTAGGGGTGTGCAGTGGCTCAAGTGGCACATTGCCACCACGGCTGGCCAGAAGGTCGAGGCAGGCAAGTATGAAGGTCGTAAGACCGATAAGCTCCCGTTTGACGCCCGCGTTGAGTGGGCTAATGAGCGAATCGAAGATTTCCAGATGATCGCCCAAGACCCTATCGCCTACATCAACCTGTGGGAGAAGATGGATAGCCCGTTCTGCTATCTGGCTGCTGTTAAGGCGCTAGTGGAACACCTCGAGAACCCTGAGACCCTTTGTTCTATCCCGGTGGCTATCGATGGTTCCTGCTCAGGATTGCAGCACTTCAGCGCGATGACTCGGGACGAAGTTGGGGGTGCCTCGGTGAACCTGGTTCCCTCGGAGTTGCCCCAGGACATTTACGGTGAAGTCGCTACGGTGACTGCTGTCCGTGTTAAGACTGACCTGACGGACGAGGACCCGGAGGTCCGCCGTATGGCCAAGTTGTGGGATGACTACGGCATCACCCGCTCAGTGACGAAGCGTAACGTCATGACTTTCGGTTATGGCTCGAAGGAATCCGGCTTCTCGGACCAAATCTTCGAAGACATCATAGATGATAACGCCGAGTCCCGTAAGCACTTCGGGTATGTGAAGAAGGACAAGACGGAAGAAGGCGCTGTTGAGTTCAACAAGGAACTGTGGGTCAAGACCATGGAGGTCGCCCGCTACCTTGCCAAACACAACATGTTCGCCATCCAGAAGATCGTAGACAAGGCTCCCGTAGTCATGAAGTACCTGCAAGAGATCGCAGGGGCTCTGGCAAAGGCCAACCTTCCTGTCCGCTGGACTACCCCGATGGGGTTCCCAGTGGTCAACGCCTACTATGAGCCTGAGTTCGTGCGTATCAACACGCTACTGTGGAACAAGGCACTTAACGTTATGGAACCTTTCAAGACCAAGGTTCGCTCGGCATACTCTAAGAAGCTGCTCAACAATAAACAACGTGATGGCATTGCGCCTAACTTTGTTCACTCGCTAGATGCATCCCACCTTCAGAGCGTAGTAGTGAACTCGGTCGATGCCAACATCCACAACTTCCTACTGATTCACGACTCATTCGCATCCTTACCTAATCAGATGGACGAATTCTCGATGGTAGTACGCCAGTCGCTGGTCTCAATGTACGAGAGCCGTGATGTGCTGGAGGAGTTCTTCGAGAGCGCCCGCGCTGATTTGGTGTCGGCAATGGGTGAAGCAGGCGCTGATGTTAAGGCACTCGGTAAGTTGATCGACTCGTTGGACAAGTTGGAAAAACCAGCGTTCGGCTCCTTGGACCTCAACGGTGTATTGAAATCCCAATACGCTTTCGCCTGATTTTTTCTTGCACAACACACTGTTACACAACATAGGCCCTACGGGGCCTTTTCCTATTCTGGACCCCGTATGGAACCTGAAGAGTATTACGTCGATGCCTACCTCCCGCTCGACGAAGCAGTAGCCCTCATGGCCGAAGGTCTCTACCTGAACGAGATCGAAGGCTGGATCGTAATTGACCCTTACTTTGAAGACTGAAACACATGGCATTTTTCACAACCCCTAAAGGCTCCGCTGGATACATGCACGTATTCTCGCCGGACGAATACAAAGGCCAAAGCAAGTACAAGGCCCAACTCACGATCACCGAAGAGGCCGCTGCGCCCCTGATCGAGCAGATCGAAGAGGAACGCCTGGAACTTGGCAAGAAGGCTAAGACAGCCCTCGGCAACCCTTACAAGAAGAACGAAGACGGTACGCTTACCTTCAAGTTCGCATCGCAGAAGCCCCCGAAGGTCGTTGACTCGAAGGGCCACCTGATCAATGACGAGTTCCGCATCGGTGGTGGCTCGACCATTCAGGTCCGTGGTTCCTTCAAGGCGTACGAAGGCTTCGGTGGTGGCGTCAGTGCCTACCTGAACGAAGTGCGCATCGTGAAGTTGGTCGAGTCGAGCGCCGATTGGGGCACCGATGATGAAGACGAAGATGACGCTTACGTCGCATCGCCTAGCAGCCCGAAGCCCTCGAATAACCTCGAAGGTGCTGAGGCCGATCAAGAAGAAGACGAAGACGTGAACTTCTGATGAAGCGCTCGTGGGTAACTAAGAAACACCACGGGCTTAAGGTGAAGCAAAAGTTGCGTAGTGGTCTCGAAGAGAAGATCGCCGCGCAACTCGATGAAGCGGGTATGGCATACGAGTATGAAACTCAGAAACTTGAGTACGTAATCCCGCACTCCTACAAACCCGACTTCATGTTGGGCAACGGCATCATCATCGAAGGTAAGGGGCTGTTTGACTCAGCAGACCGATCTAAGCATCTGGCAGTGAAAGCAGCCCATCCTGAGAGAGACATACGCTTCGTCTTCTCCCGTAGTGCATCCCCCTTATACAAAGGCTCAAAGTCTACATACGCAAGCTGGTGCGAGAAGTACGGCTTCCAGTATGCGGACAAGCTCATCCCTGAATCCTGGTTGAAAGAGAGAAAGAAATGACCCAGACCCAACAAATCCTTAAACACCTTCGGAAAGCCGGAAGCATCAGCCAGCGCGAAGCAATCCTTGACCATAGCATCCAATCGCTCACCCGCCGTATTACGGACCTTCGGGACGCAGGGTTCAACATCGAGTCCCACTGGAAGCAACACCCGGTCACTGGTCAGTACTACACCCGTTACACCCTTGGTACCCCGGAGGTCCTTTGATGAAAGTTAAGCATACCGACAACGGCAACGTGAAGATCACGCTGTCCCTCGAGCAAGCTGAAGCCCTCCGTGCTGGTCTGATCTACGCAACGGGTCCCACGGGTGGCTTCCTGTCCATCTGGACCCAGGAAATCCTTGCGCACATCGACACGAAACTCGGTGACGCTGAAGTCAACATTTCGTTTTAAAGGTACACATGAAGACCGCAGACATTAAGGTCGAGCTTTTGGACACCATGGGCAGTGACCTTACTGTCGCGAACGTGGCCCGGGTGTCCTTCGACAAGCAAAGTGAGTGGGAGTACGACCTAGAGAAAGCGGAACGGATTCTCCCGGCCAAGGACATCAAGCTCATCAACTACCTCGCAGAGCATGACCACTGGTCGCCCTTCGCCCACTGTTTCGCTTCGTTCCGCATCAAGGCACCACTGTTTGTTGCCCGTCAACTTGTTAAACATCAGGTCGGCCTGAGTTGGAATGAGGTCAGTCGGAGGTATGTCGATTCGGAACCTGAGTTCTGGATTCCCAAGGAACTCCGAGGACGCGCTGAGAACGTAAAGCAAGGGAGCGGGGAAGCTCTGTCTAGTCTTCAGAACACTTGGGGTATCTGGGAGATCGAAGAGTCCACTCGGATGGCTCTGGACACCTACAACGACCTTCTTAAGCGTGGTGTAGCCCCCGAGCAGGCCCGCATGGTTCTCCCACTGAACACCATGACCGAATGGGTATGGTCGGGTTCCCTTATGGCATTCGCACGGGTCTGCAAGCAGCGCCTGGACCCCCATGCACAAGCTGAGTGCCGTGAGGTAGCCGAGCAGATCGATGAACGGCTCCGTTGGGCATTCCCTGAGTCAACCGCAGCACTTTTGGATAACTGATGGCTAAACCAGGACCTAAGCCGCGCCACGGGTACCGCAGAGGTCCTGATGGCCTACCAACCCCCACGTATTACTCGTGGCGTGAAATGAAGAGGCGCTGTACGGACACGAAGGGAAAGGCTTACGAGACCTACTCTGGCAAGTTATCTGATAGGTGGCGCTCGTTTGATGCGTTTCTTGAGGATATGGGTGAGCGTCCTGAAGGTACAACCCTAGACCGAGTTGATGGGACCTTGGGGTACACCAAAGAGAACTGCAGGTGGGCTACATGGGAAACACAGATGCGTAACAGGGCAGTAACTAAGCTGTCTATCGAGTCTGCTCGTGAGATGCGACATCTGCATACCTCTGGTGTATCGATGCGCAAGTTGGGGCAACTATTCGGAGTCTCCTATCCCACAGCCCGCTCAGTAGTCCGAGGGGAACTTTGGAGGGAAGATGTCTGAAGAAAGCAACCTGCTATACAAAGGATCGTGCCAAGCTTGTGGGTCGAGTGACGCTAACGCCACGTATTCCGACCAACACACCTTCTGTTTTTCCTGCGGAGCACACACACGCGGAGAGGGAGAGCAACCAACTACGCGAGGAAGTAAAGTGAGTAAGGACCTGAGCTTCTATACAGAAGCAGAGGTACGTGGCCTAACCGCACGAGGAATTTCAGAGGACACATGCCGTTTCTATGGTGTTCGTGTTGGCCCTCTGCAGGGGAAGCAACAGCACCTCTACCCGTACATAAAAGACGGGACTGTAGTTGCGGTGAAATGCCGGGACGCACAGAAGGACTTCAAGTTTCTTGGGGACGCGAAACACCCCCCGCTCTTCGGCCAACACCTTTGGGGTAGTGGTAAGAAGATCGTGATCACTGAGGGCGAGATTGATGCGCTATCAGTGGGGCAACTCCAGAATTGCAAGTGGCCCACGGTCTCTGTTCCTAATGGTGCTCAAGGTGCCAAGCGGGACCTGGCACGGCAGATGGAGTTTCTCAACGGGTTCGAAGAGATCGTCCTGATGTTTGACGGCGACGAGCCGGGGCAGAAAGCTGCTATCGAGTGCGCCGAACTGTTTCCCCCTGGGAAGTGCAAGATCGCTACCCTCCCGCTCAAGGACGCTAACGATTGTCTGATGGTTGGTAAGGGTGCCGATGTAATCCAAGCTATTTGGAACGCTCGCCCTTATAGACCCGATGGGATCGTTGGAATCTCGGACCTGTATGACGAACTCGACAAAACGATTGAACAAGGATTGCCATGGTTTCTGGAGCAACTGACGAAGCTCACGTACGGGAGGCGCTACGGGGAACTGTATGCCTTTGGTGCGGGTACTGGAATCGGGAAGACGGACTTCCTGACGCAGCAGATTGCATACGATGTCGAGACCCTAAAGCTCAAGGTTGGTCTGGTCTTTTTGGAGCAACAGCCGAAAGAGACCGCAGCCCGTATCGCGGGGAAACTGAAGGGTAAGAGGTTCCATGTACCCGATGGCTCTTGGACCCGCGAGGAACGCCTCGATGCAGTTAAGGAACTTGAGGGCAAGGTCTACCTATACGACAGCTTTGGAGAGACATCATGGGAAGTAGTGTCAGCGAAGATCAGGTACATGGCACATGCGGAGAACATTCGTGTGTTCTATGTGGATCACTTGACTGCAATGGCAGACACATCAGACGAACGCGGCTCACTAGAACAGATTATGAAGGAGATGGCGGGACTAGCGAACGAGTTGAAAGTGATGATTCATTTCGTCTCACACCTTAGTACTCCAGATGGCAAGAGCCACGAAGAGGGTGGTCATGTGTCCATCAAGAACTTCAAGGGCGCTAGAGCCATTGGCTTCTGGAGTTTCTTTATGTTCGGGCTGGAGCGGGACCAGCAGTCCGAGGACGAAGAGGAACGCCAGACCACCACCTTCCGAATCCTGAAGGACAGATACACAGGCCAAGCAACAGGCCAACTAATCAAGCTTGGGTACGACCGGATCACCGGACGTTTATTCGACAAACAAAGCGACTTCACGCCTGAGGCGGACCCCGAGGCTTACACATTTTAACGCTTCACCCAAAGAGAGAGAGATATGGAATTCCAGCCGTACCCAAAGACCCCGCGCCTCAAGCGGGACATCGTCATCACGGAAAAGATCGATGGCACGAACGCCCAGGTGGCGATCACCCGCGAGGACGATTACCTGGGCGAAGACCCGAACGTGGTGACAAGCCTCCTTACCGGCGATGCGTTGTACACGCTGCGAGTCGGCTCACGGACCCGATGGATCACCCCCGGGAAGACCACGGACAACTACGGGTTCGCTGGCTGGTGCAAGGAGAACGCTGAAGAACTCTTCAAGCTTGGTGAAGGCCAGCACTTCGGTGAGTGGTACGGCCAAGGCATCCAGCGCAACTACGGTCTCGACCGCAAGCGATTCGCCTTGTTCAACACGGCTCGTTGGGGCGCTCACAACCCGAACACCCCCGCGTGCTGCGAAGTGGTTCCTGTGCTCGCCACAACCACGATGGATGGTGTCGACAACACTCTTCACGCGCTTCGGGCATACGGTAGCAAAGCGGTCCCTGGGTTCATGAAGCCCGAAGGAATCATCGTGTACCACACAGCATCCCAACAGAACTTCAAGGTCCTCCTCGAAAACGACCACCAACCCAAAGGAACGTAATGGAAATCCTCGGAATCCTCATTGCCACAGTGCTCGTCATGGCTGCATCGGCTGTCATTGGTGTCGGCCTGATCCTCGGGTTCTCCACATGGCCCAACGCGTTTGACGTTGATGAATACCTCGTGGACGAACAAGACGAACTGAACCTTAAATAACATGAGCGCAACTCCCTTTGACGTATCCCCTCGGGAAGCTTGGCTGGAACTACAGTACTCGAAGTTGAGCGCTGAAGTGGAGTATCACCGCCAGATGGACAAGGAACGGTACTCCGTCACCCAAGCTCCCGAAACCGTCTTCATCAGCCCTGCCAGCCGCACTCTCCAAGTAGCTGCAGCCTGTCACGCCCGTGTCGATGCATTCGACCGAAAGCTGCACGTCTATGTCCGCTCTGATGTTCAAGAGTTCGGTGAAGTGAGTCTCCGGTACTTCGTTAACGACCTGGACCTAATGAACGCCCGTCACGCTTCGGCAGTCATGGAGCAGATGCACAAGAAAGCGGTGTTCGACATTGGTCGCCACCTTTGGGAACCTAAGAAATAAGGAACTACATGCGGACTACCCTGTTCGATTTGGAGACCGATGGACTCCTGCAAGACGTAACGAAAATCCATTGCATCTCTGTGAAAGACCTCGATACAGGGAAGTCACAACGCTTTGGTCCTGACCGGATTTACGATGGAGTGATGCACCTACAGGCTGCAGCAGCAGAGGGCATCCTTGCTGGTCACAACATCATCAACTTCGACATCCCTGTGATCGCCAAGCTGTACCCCGGGTTCACCGTGGACCGTAAGAAGGTCTATGACACCCTCGTGGTCTCCCGGCTGATCTTCTCGGACCTTATGACCCGCGATGGTGGGCATATCAAGGCCGGGAAGCTCCCGAGTAAGCTGGTTGGTTCCCATTCCCTAGAGAGTTGGGGTTACCGCTTGGGTCTCCAGAAGGGTGAGTACAAGTTGGACTTCAAGGAACGCATGGGCGAGGAGTACGTAGAAGGCTCTGAGTGGTTTGAGTACTCCGAGGACATGGGTGCGTACTGCGACCTCGACGTTGAGGTCACTGAGGCTCTCTACGTGAAGCTGAAGGCCATTGAGTACTCTCAGGAAGCTATCGATCTTGAGCACGATGTTCGCTGGTTCTGTTCGATGATGGAACGCTCGGGCTGGACTTTCGATGTGAAGGCAGCTTCGGAGTTGTACGGGAAGCTCGCTGTCGAACGAGACACCATCCGTCAGGTGATGATCGAGACGTTCCCACCACTTGTAGAGGAACGCTGGTCCCTGAAGACCAAGAAGCGCCTGAAGGACAAGGTGACCGAGTTCAACCCCGGTTCCCGTGACCAGATCGCCCATCGTCTGAAGGTCAAGTATGGGTGGGAACCCACATCGTTCACGGACGGTGGTAAGCCCCAGGTTGACGAAACGATCCTTGAGAACCTCGAGTATCCCGAAGCAAAACTTCTATCGCAATACTTCCTACTGGAGAAACGAATTGGGCAGCTTGCAGAAGGTGACAAAGCTTGGCTCAAACTTGAGACCCAAGGGCACATCCACCACTCTATCAACACTAATGGGGCGGTTACAGGACGCTGCACGCACTCGTGGCCAAACATTGCCCAAGTACCAAGTGTGTCAGCTTTGTGGGGCAAAGAATGCCGAGGGCTTTTCGGTGTGCGCCCTGGATTCAGACAAGTCGGAGTGGATTTATCCGGGATCGAACTGCGCTGCCTTGCGCACTACATGGCGCATTGGGACCAAGGGGAGTACGCAGACGTAATCCTGAATGGTGACGTACACACGCGGAATCAGCAGGCCGCTGGTCTCCCAACACGAGACATGGCAAAAACTTTTTGTTATGGGTGGCTCTACGGAGCAGGGGACGCAAAGATTGGTTCCATAGTTGGTAAGGGGGCTAAGGAAGGTAAGAAACTTAAAGAGCAATTCCTTGAGAGCCTTCCCGCACTAGCCAGCCTTAAGAAGAAGGTGGACGAACGGGCATCCCGAGGGTACCTCATCGGTCTCGATGGTCGCAGGATCACCGTACGTCATAAGCACGCAGCCCTAAATACACTACTGCAGGGCGCGGGTGCTGCTGTGGCGAAGCGCTGGGTCGTAGAGATTTTCGAAGAGGCTGAACGCCGTGGCTACAGGTATGGGTGGGATGCTGACTGGACCCTACTCGGCTTTGTCCATGATGAGTGTCAGGTAGCTGTAAGGGAAGGTCTCGAAGAAGTATTCGGAAGGATGACTACTGAATGTGCTAGGCGAGCAGGGGACCATTTCAAGTTCAAGTGCCCGGTAGATGCCGAGTACAAGACAGGTATGAATTGGTCGGAGTGCCATTGAGTATGGATAAGAGAGCAGTGGCATTGAGATTCGTGGAGTTCGGGGACGGCTGCATGGTCCCTCTCTCACACAAGATGAATCAGGATGGGTACTTCAGAAAGGCTTGGGCAGATGGTCATGAGATGTTCCATCGGTTCATCTGGCGTGCTCACCACGGCCCGATTCCTGAAGGCTTCGAGATCAATCACCTGTGCGGTAACCGAGCCTGTCAGAACGTCAAACACTTTGAGTGTATTGATGGCACGGAGCACGCAGTAAAGACCAACCTGGAGCGTTACTCCCACATCCAAGAAGCTGCCCGGAAGTATTGGGAAGAGACAGGGTGTAACGGGGCAACGCTATCCCGCATGTACAGCCCTGTGGCCTACCACTGGCTTCGAAAATGGAAGGCTGATGTTTAACGACCTACTACGTGAAGTGTGGTTCTCCCCTGCTTATGTGAAGGGGAACCTCGCTCGACAGAATGCCCCTGAGATTGCCGCTATGGCGTCCATGGGCCTCATTACAACCCAACGAGACCGTGAGACCTTTGGTGGTCAATGGCTCATCACACAGAAGGGCTTGGAGTACCTATGGGCCGAGTGAAGGACCAGATGATTCCCGAAGTAATCCCATATCTCTATGGGAACAAGTTGTACCTCAGTATCCAAGTGAACGGTCAGGAGTGGGAATACGAAGAGGACCTCGAGACCTTGTTTAAGGCTACCGCAGGCTGTATCGATCCCTATGACCTCGAGCAAGAACAAGAAGCACTGACGCTGCTCTTCGCCCTTGAAGATGGCGTACGACAAATCAATGATGCCCTTGGGGCTGACGAACAGGAGTTTCAAGAATGAGCAAAGTTACATCCAAGTTTCAAGTTGGTGATCGCGTTGAGTTCCTTGAGAACTACGGTGGGCGTGCAGAGACCGGCGACCTTGGTACGGTGGTGGATGTAGAGCGCCCTGAATCTGGCCCGGCAATCATCACGGTCGCTGTAGACAATGGTATGAGCGCCTCGTGCTTCGAGTACCGACTGAAGCTGGTCGAAGAAGAAGCCGTACCGGTCGTGAAGGAATTCCGTTTCTTCCGTAGGGGTGACTCATCGATCAGTATGCAGCCCTACGAGACCTTTGAGGCTGCTTTGGCTGGCTGGAAGCCGTTCGCTCAGGATGGTAACGAGGTTGAGATCATTGAGTTCGTGAGCCACGGGAAGTACAAGGCTGTCCTGAAGATCGAGGAAGCTCTCTGATGGAAACCGTAAAGAAGTACGTGGTGCTCGATGGGGACACCCGCATCGTTCGTGGAATCTACAACAACCAAGCCCCTGCAACGAGCCTTGCTAAGGCCATCTCCAAGCGGGCATCGCGGCGCGGCCTCAAGGACCCCCTGCTGACCGTTGAGGAGCGGACGTATGTCATCCAATCGGTAAGGGAAGTCCGCAAGGTAATCAACGGGAACATCTTCGATGCTACTTCTGATTGACGCAGACATACCCTGCTACCGGGCTGCTTCAGCGTGTGAGACGGAGATCGAGTGGGACGATGATGTGTGGACTACCTACACGGACGTAGGGCAAGCCAAGGAACTCTTCGTCAAGTACATCGACAAGTTTGTTGAGGATACTGGCTGCGATGACCTGAAGCTTTGCTATACGTCCAAGGATAACTTTCGGAACACGGTGTATCCCCCGTACAAGGGGAACCGTAAGTCCCGTAAGCCCATTGGCTACTCGGCTCTCAAGGAGTGGTCCAAGGAACAGTACCCGTTCTTCGAGAAGCCCACGCTGGAAGCTGACGATTGCATGGGAATCCTTGCGACAAAGTTCAAGGGCAAGACCATGATCGTTACGATGGACAAGGACCTGAAGACAATCCCTGGGACCATGTGGCACCTGAACCCCAAGCTCGAAGGTCACAAGATCGTAGTCACCGAGGCTGATGCTCATCGCCAGTTCCTCTATCAAACACTCACAGGCGATACGACCGATGGGTTCCCTGGGTGTCCTGGGATCGGTCCGGTCTCCGCTAACAAACTGCTGGATTCTAAGGGCGTGAACTGGGAAACCGTTAAGCACGCGTACATCAAAGCTGGTCTCACCGAAGATGATGCATTGACCCAGGCACGCTGTGCTCGGATTCTGCACGACACCGATTGGGACTTCGAGAAAGGAGAAGTGATTTTATGGCAACCGTAGCAATGGGCCACCCATACCAAGGGTTGCCGTGGAAGTCTTGCCAAGACAACCAGATGATCCAAGACCGTCTCGCAGCTATCGTGGCTGAGGAAGTGGGCGGTACCAAGCACGACCAGGGCAAGGCCCGAATGTCCCTTCTGGATTCCTCGTGGCTCCTCGGGGTCGCTGAGGTCCTCACGTTCGGTGAGAAGAAGTACGCGGCCCACAACTGGCGCAAGGGTATCTCTGTGTCCCGTCTGATGGACGCTGCTGGTCGACACCAAGCGGCTTTCAATGATGGCGAGGACCTTGATCCTGAGTCCGGCAAGGGTCACCTGTACCACGCTTCGTGCTGCCTCATGTTCGCAAGCTGGATGATCAAACACCGTCCTGATTTGGACGACCGCTGTAAAGGAATCTGATGAGTACCCTCCTGAAGCGATACGACATCCTCTGGCAATGCGGGAACATCGAGGAAGACCGAGAAGGTGACTTCGTGTTCGCTCAGGATGCCTACGACAAGATCGCGGTCCTCGAAGCAAAAATCCGGGTCCTTGAGACCCAACTTAAAGACATCAAGAGAGAGAGAGAGAAACAATGAACGCATTTAACCTGTATCAAGATGAAGCCATGAGCTTCCGACTTCCTTCGGCCTGTGAGTCCTATGCGCTCCTCGGTCTCACTGCGGAAGTGGGTGAAGTGAATGCCTATATCGCCAAGGGTCTCCGTGACCAATACGAGATTGATCCCAAGGTAATCAAAAAGGAACTCGGAGACATTCTCTGGTTTGTCGCTGCGATTGCCGCGGACTTGAATATGAGCCTTGGTTCCATTGCCGAAGCCAACATCGACAAGTTGCAGAGCCGTAGTGCCCGAGGCGTAATCACTGGTAGTGGCGACGACCGCTAGTGTTCCAGACCATCTACCTATGGTGGTCTCTCCCCTTCTGGTTCTGCGTCCCCTCACCTACGCACATGGATTACTGGCAGTACGCCTGTGATCACCATAACCAAGGGAACATCATCCCTAATATCCCAGGATTCTAATGGCTGAACTAAGACCTCATGTATTAGTGGACGTAGAGGTACTAGAGGACCTCAGGATTGACGCTTTGTTCCTTGAGTGCCTTGGGACCGCTGGTGTTGATAACTGGTCCGGGTACGAGTACGCCTGTGATCTTTTTGAACGAGTATTGAAAAGCCGAGGTATCGAATGAACCTTCGTGGTGACCGTAACCAATGCTGTGGCTGCGGTGAGTATTTCAACTCGACTGCAGCTTTCGATAAGCACCGTACAGGGGACTTCAGTTCCGATACGAATCCCCGAAGGTGCCTTAGTCAACCAGAGATGTACGCGAAGGGTATGTCCCGGAACCGTGATGGCTTCTGGGTGACCGCAGTTAATCCCCTCTTCCAAAAGGAACCAGGAGCATGAGATACAAAGACGTTCTCCTCGCGACCCGTAGTGATCTTCGGGATGCCCTGATGGCAGGGGACCCTGAGAAGGCCGAGCGTATCTACCAGGAATGCGAAGCCGAGTACCAGAAGAACCAAGGCTGTGAAATCTGTGGCCGTCCGTGGTCTGAGCATGACTTCGGTATCCCGGAACCTGAGTGCCCGTAAGTGTTTTCCCTATCCCCCACTTCTGTGGGGTTTCTTTTCGAAAGCACTTGCACAATGTCACACAAAACAGTAATATCTGTCATACACCAGCGTAACACCAAACACGGAGGTATTTTATGAAAGCCCCTACGACTCTTAAGGAACTCCTTCAGATCGCCAAGAAGCCGCTGTGGTTAGGCAAGGCTTACTGCTCGACCGCCATCACGAACGTAGAGGCTTTCATCGACTGTGTCGGTGACCTTCCGCTCAAAGATGTGAAGACGATCCACATCGATGCCTTCGTGGATTCCATGGAAGGTGTGCTGAAGGACTCGACGATCAACCGCAAGCTCACGAACGTCCATTCGGTTCTGAAGTACGCGATGGATCGTGACTGGATCAACAAGATGCCCAAGGTCACCTGGAAGTCCGAGGACAACTCGAGGGTCCGTTGGATCAGCGAGGCCGAGGAATCCCAGATGCTGGCCCTTCTCACATCGTGGAATGAGCATGAGATCGCAAGGTTCATTACGGTCCTCATCGACACTGGGATGCGTCGCGGAGAACTCTTGGCACTGAAAGAGAAGGATGTCGATGGTGACTGGATTCGTCTGTGGACTTCGAAGACCAAAGGTGCTAGGTCGATCCCTCTGTCTGAGCGTGCTAAGGAAGCGCTTACAAAAGGTGTGTTCAATGTCAACCTCGGGCACCTCAGGGCCGTTTGGAGTCGTTTGAAGGAATCCATGGACCTTGAGGCTGACGATGACTTCGTTCTGCACACCCTGAGGCACACCGCGGCCACCAGGACTTTGGCCAAGACCAAGAACGTGGTGATCGTCCAGAAGTTGCTCGGACACAAGAACGTGAAGACCACGCTTCGGTATGCCCACCTGTCTGATGATGAGCTTTTGGCAGCAGTGCGGTAAACCCTACTTTGTTCATACAAAAGGTAAACAAAAAGACAACAGAATCCACATAAAAGATGTAGAGCGTTTCCTCATATAGTCGTAATATTCGCTCTCTCCCATTTTATGAAACAACCTGTAACGAGCCTTGCAAACAATGACAACTATCCTCACTGCTCAATTCACCGTTGGTGCCGCACTGATCCTCTCGGGAACCCCCGAGTCTGGCTATGAAATCTTTGGGCTGGGGAGCCCTTCTTTCGTTTACGGGAACTTCGAGGATGCCTTCGAGGACTTCGGTGGTTATGTGGTGGCTCGCACACAGGAGAACGTTGGTTCTATTGCAACGAATTAAACAAGGCTGTACAGTGCAGTCATGGGTTCGGAAACACACACTAATCAAACTACTTACAAGAGTGAACACCATGGCTAAGACCGCAGAGCAACAACTGGCTGACGCACTGGCAGAGATCACGAAGCTGAAGGAGCAGGTTCGGGAAGAGGCAGCGAAGAAGGCACGGTACCCCTGGGAGAACCCGGAGACCGTGCAGGAGCAGGCTCGCATGAGCTACAACCTGAAGATCGAACCTGAGTTGTACCTGAAGATCAAGTGGCTCATGGAGAACAAAGGGGGCATCCGATCGATGCAAGTGTTCTTCGACAAGGCTGGCAACGAGTTGGCCTCGAGATACCTGACGGAACTGGGTGCAGTCTGAGGCTCAATCCCTCAAACCCGGTTTCTAGGCATTAAACGCAAGGCTGCTAATGAGAGTTAGCAGTGAAGGTAGATAGTGCAAGGGGTGTTGCACAAACGAGGTCAGCCCCCTACTCACTGTGTAGATTTGTAGAAAGCTATCTTTACATCTTTACATCTACATATGCACCGATTAAGCTACGACTCATTACACCAAGGGGGCCATATGCTGATAGCGGTTGCTGCAGAGAAAGGTGGAGTTGGAAAAACAACGATAGCTACGAACCTCGCTGGAATGAGTGCTGCACGTGGGCATAGCGTGATGCTCACCGATACCGATGTCGAGGAGTCCACAGGGCGCTACGCCTACGCGTGGGGTATGGCACGTAGGGATACCGAGGGACTCCCTGCGATAAACCTAGCGATGTTGCGAGGTAATATTTACACCGACCTACTGGCACAGAAGGAACGCTACGATGTGGTGATCGTGGATGTCCCTGCAGGTAACGGTCTGGAGATGCGCCTAGCCTGCATGGCTGCTGACGTTATCGTGATACCCCTAGGGATAGGGCAGTACGACACTTCGGGCATGGGACCCATGGTCAAGCTCGCCAACGAGATGCGACAGACCAGACCAGATACCCGGGTGTATGCGGTGCTGAACAATGTTCCGTTCAATGCCAAGAATGATCTGAGGGATTCCTTGGAAATGCTGGACACCCTTCACGACTACCTGAGGAGAACCACCAAGTACATCGTGGGTCGTCAAGCGTTCCGAGCCTCAGCACGGTCAGGAAGGGCGGTGACGGAGCTTGAGAAGCCCCTACAGGACCCCAAGGCAACCGAGGAAATCACCTCACTGTACGAGGAGGTCTTCAATGGCTGATCGTCCTGCACTGAGAGGCCCTGAGTTGCCCGCTGACGTGGCTCGGATAGCAGAGGGAGCACGCGTGGTACCCCCGGAGGTCCACGAGGCCCGTGGCGAGCCTGTACGAAAGCCCGTAGGCCTATCAGAGATCGTAGCAAGGGTCCCTGAAGTCGAAGCTACCAAACCATTGAACCTGAGAATCCCCCAGTCCCTGCACAAGAGGCTCAAGGTCCTCGCGGGTCTCTCGGGGGTCACGATGACCGAGATCATCATTGAATGCCTAGGGGCCGAGGTGACCCGAAGGCAGGACAGTTACGACCGGGGGGAATGATGGGGGAACAGGTTGAAGTTGAGGCATTTCAGGCTGAGACAACGTGGTTCCATATCTTCCGATCAATGATCGAGAGTGGGGATGCAGCCAAGATGGGGGGGAATGCCTTCCTTGTCTACTGCATCATCAAAGGTCATACGAACTTCAAGACCGGGAGAGCGTGGCCCGGCATCGACCTGATCATGGAGAAGGCAGGCCTCAGTAAGTCACAGGTCCTGCGGGAGTTGGACTCCTTGGAAGAGATGAAGTACATCACCCGAACACGGGAAGGCCGCAAGAACGTCTACACCCTTCGGGAGAAGGTAGGCATCACCGATGAGAAGGGTAGACCTGTTGCTGATGCCACTTGGGACTACGTGCCCGATGGGGTGAAGGGAGCAGTGGCGGACATCAAGAACGTGATCATGTCAGGAGAATTCGACGGAGCGAAGGTGATCAACATCGAGAACCTGACTATCAACTACTTCCGGGACCAAGCGTCCCAATGGAACATGAAGTCCTTGATGGAGAACATGGACAAGCTTACCCCGGAGTTGAAGGCCCTCCTGCTGAAGAACCTGAAACTATAGGTGTCATGGGTGACACGTATCAGCCGTGCGACCTATCCCTATTTTATAGGTGTCCACGGTGACACCCATTCAGGGGGTATAGGTGTCTTGGGTGACACCCTAACGAGATAGATGTAAACATTAACAAGAGCGCTCCCGAAAAGCCTCACCCTGTGGATAACTTGAAAAATGAAAACCCTACTCACCACACTATTCGTCGTTACACTCGCAGGCTGTGTCTCGGAACCCCAGATCGACTTCAGTTCCGCAGACAAACAGTGTTCATCCAAGTGCGCCACGGAGTACAGCCAGTGCAACTCTGGGTTCCATATGTCCGACTGGCAGTCACAGAGAGGATGCAATGGTGCCCTGAAGATATGTGCTGCTGCTTGTGGAGCAACCGTAGTATCAAACTGAAACAAAAAAACCCCCAAGGAATCCGTAAAGGAAACCGAGGGGGTTTTTTGTTTGTTACGCGTAAGTGATGTCGAAGGCTACATCAGCGGCTGCAGGGGCCGTGACGTTGTTGTCCGCGATACCAGTCACGATGGCGAAGCCCAGGCCCTTGGAGAGCTTGAGGCCAGCCCCACCGATGTACGGGCTGAAGTTAGCGCCTGCAGGGACCATGAAGGTCCGCACGGGCACATCAGTAGCAGGGTTCGGTGCGGTGGCTTTGTCGTACAGTTTGACGAATCGGGCGGCTGCTGCCACGTTAGCGATGTTCACGGCTCCCACAGACGCAGGGCCTGCCTTCAGGAGCGTTGCGTTGGTGGTAGCTGCACAGACTACGTGGTAGTGAGACTGCTGCCCGACATTAGGGTCGAGAGTTTGTGTTACTGCTGCTGCCATGGGGTTCCTTAATGGAGTATGAGTTTCACTAGGAACTCTTTGAGTCCCACAGCGTTTAATACAAACACAACCCCCCCACCATACAAGGCGTACTTAATCTGGGTCAGGGTTTCCTTGATGGCATTGAGACTTGTGCCAAAAGCAGTTTGGGTTTCGTGGAGAGTCTTGATGGTCTCATCCTGAACATCTGCACGAAACTCAAGTCGGGAGACGCGATTATCAATGTCGGCCATTAAGGTTCTACCGGTTGGGCCTTGGCGATGATCTGAGTCTTGATACCAGAAGCTTGGGTGTCCCCGAACCAGAAGTGAATCGCACCGAGCCATGCAGTACCTAAGGTACCAACGAGGGTGTAAAGGATCGCCTTGTTATCGTCAGGGACATGAGTCAGCATTAATGCCGCAATGAGACTGAAGAAACCAGCGGTGATAAAGAGCGTGAGGGCTGCAGGGACCCAAGACTTGTTGCTCTTCTGCATATCACGAGCACCTTGGACATCTTGGACCTTCAGGGACTCAAGGGCTTCGGTATCCTTGAATCCAAGGGAAGCCATCTGAACCTGAAACTCCTGATCAGCCTTTCGGACATTAGCGAGTTGTTCTGGAGTTGCACCGCTAATAGCTCCAGCCAGAGCATCCTGACGTTGAGCCTGGGTATCATTGGAACCTGGAGTAAGTCCAAATACCCTTTCCAAAGCGGATACTGCAGTACCAGCTAGGGGACCGCCAATACAAGAGGCGACCGTGGGTGCCAAGTTAGCTACTGCCCCACCTACATCTGACCAGTTCATACTGTGGTCCCCTGAGTGAAATTTGCACCTAGAAGGAACTCAGCCATCTCCCCGTCTCTGCGCTTGGTTAGTCCAGCCATCACTTTGCCTGCAGCCATGTTCCACTTTAGGAACTCTTGTGAAGCTCCTTCGATGTCACCTGAGTTCAGCTTCTTGAGCAGAGTCGAGTGATCCAGGTTCCCACGGCCTACGTTGTACGTGAAGGAGATGAGAGCGGCCTTCTCTTCGTCAGTGAGCGGTATCTTGCACTCGGAGTCAACGAAGGCTCCAAGGGCTTCTACACGAGCCTCAAGGTCAGCATCGGCTTGTACCTGGGTCCATACGGTCCCTGGGCCAATGTTGGGTCCGGTTGCCCCATAGCCAATGGTCCATGGTGCAGAGCCGGTTGCAGGGTCAGGGTATGCCTTGAGACGGCACCCTTCGAACTGCTTGATTAGATTAGTGGCGTCAATACACCATGTCATTGTTATTCCTTACTTTGGAGTGAAGCAGAAAGGGATTCGGTTGTCAGGACCTCGTGAGGCTTCCATAGCAGGAAGTAAGGTGTCACCGTTCAGTGCCCACCAGACCTTGTAGCCGAGCTTCAGGCCACTCGAGTTGGTGTTGCAGAAGTAACGGTTATCCTTGGTGTGTGCTTTGAACTCCGTGAGGGTCCCTGAGGAATCCCTAGTACACACATCGATGACCCAATCCTCGTGGACGTAGGGGATACCAAGGGGCCAATAGCAGAAGCCATACGCTGGATTACGCCAGAGCCACTTGGTACGGTTCCACCACTTAGAGTCAGTAGCTAGGAACCCTGGGTAACCATCACGGACCCCTGCATCCAAGGGGGCATCCTGAGTCTGGAACCAACAGAGCCAGTCCGGGAGGTAGCCATCGCCCTTACAGAAGAGAGCAACCACCGGAGCTAGGACGTAGGCAACCAAGGTGAACAGGAGGTTCGCTAGGACCTTGAGGTAGTAGGTCATGCAGAGTCCTTGATAATCGCCATGTCTCCCACATCAGGCTCAAGGGACTTCTGGCAGTGATCCTTCTGGAGGTAGTTCAGGAGCTTGCAGAGGACACAGCCCCAACGTTTCCCTTCGTTCATCGCCTTGTCAGCACGGCTCGAGATGGTCTCCCTAGGGTCACCAAGGAGGATTGCGTTGGTCAGTTCGTCCAAGGCAACCAAGAGGTTCCATAGGTACTTCTTCATGGGGTATCCAAGGGGAACTTAGGGATCAGACCCGGGAGGTCAGAGGCCGTTGGGAACGCCTTGGTCCCTGCTTGAACCTGGGCTAGGTACGCATAGCACGCAGCCCATACATCAGACCGCCATGAACGGAACGCTTGGCCTTCAGACTGGAACTTAGGAACCGTAGGCTCATCGGCATAGGTCACGGCAGTCGTGATGTTGTCGTAGCCGTAGCCTTGGGCCTTGGTATCCATGAGACCTTGGACTGTGGAGACTAGGGAAGCCTGGAGGGCTGCAGGGGAGACTTGAGGGACCGTTGCGGTGTTCCCTAGGGATGCCCATGCGAGGTAGGCGATCCAATCGGTATTCTTAGGGTCCTGGGGGATGAAGGCTCCATCGGAGTCCCGAACTACACCGCCTAGCGGAGTTGCTGTATACGTCATTGATTAAAGCTCCGCACTTACCGTTATATAGGTGGTAGCGTCCACGGTGTTGAACTGCACGGTATCCAATGCGGTTACAGTGGTGTTGATAGCGGTAGCAGTAGTGCCAGTGCTTACAACCCCCGGCTGAGAACAGTTGCTCACGAACCATGTGCCCACCTTTGTTACCGTGGGGGAGGCTCGCTTGGGTACCTTATAGGGAAGTGTCAGCGAGACGTTGGCTGAAGCTTTCGCGTATGTCTGGACGATGATGTCGTTTGCCCCAGAGCCGCCTATCTGCTCGTAGTACCGCTGGCACAGATGTAATTGCTGCCCATACAGAAGATACTCAAACGGAGAAGCAACTGACCCCGATTCCAACTGAACAAGGCTAACGGTCCCCCCAGTGAATCTCAGGGTAACGTTGGTGTTGGCTGTAAGGGTTGCTTGGGCACCCTTGGCGATACTGGTGCCCCCGAGGGTTGCCGTAGCGGTACCAGTCCAATTAAGCGTGTAGGTACCTCCGGCAATGTTGTTACCCTCAATGACCTGTTCCAGACCCCCTGCAGGAGCGGTCACGATGTTCCCGTTGCCTGAAGCTACGAACGTGATGTTCTGCCCGCTTGTAACTACTCGCCAACGGTCTAGGGTGTACTGGTTAGACGTACTGGTGTTTGTACCGCTGACATAAGCACGCTGGTTAACCTGGAAGTTACCGTTGATTACCTTGTTCTTACCTGCCAGAGACGGGGTGAAGCTCGATGCCAAGGTGGCCGAGGCTGCCGCAGCCGTAGCACTGGTCGAAGCAGCCGTAGCGAATCCCGAGGCATTCGTAGCGCTCGTGGAAGCGTTGGAAGCCTGAGTAGTAGCAATGCCTGCCTGGGTGGTTGCCGTAGTTGCAGAGCCAGCCGCGGAGGTAGCCGAGTTGGAACTATTGGTGGCCTGGGTAGAAGCCGTGGTTGCCGAGGCAGAGGCATTCGTAGCGCTCGTGGAAGCCGAGGATGCGCTAGTGGAAGCCGAAGATGCTGAAGTAGCCGCAGCGGTTTGACTGGCTCCAGCATTGGTTGCTGCAGTCGTCGCTGTGGAAGCTGAGCCACTAGCCGAGGTTGCACTAGCAGCGGCACCAGAGGCACTTGAGGCTGCAGCAGTAGCAGAACCCGAGGCAGCAGTAGCAGCGCTGGTTGCAGTGGTAACAGCGGCATTCGCCGCAGCCAACGCGGTGTTAGCCTGGGACAGAGTGTCGTTGGCTTCCTGAGACAGCGTTGCTACGTTAGCCTCAGAGATCGCAGCGTTATTCGCAGCAGCAATGGCATCCGAGGAAGCCTGTTGAGCCTGAGTGTTCGCAGCGGTAACCGTGGCTACCTGAGACTCCAACTCATCCAGCAGGGCATCCGTGGAGTTCACCTCAGGGGCCACTGCGGTCCCATAGAAGAAACTAGATTGGGAATCGCTCATTAGTAATCCATGTTGTATGCGGGGGCAATCTGCTGTGCGCTTTGCTCCATGTCTGTCTGATTAGCCTGTTCGACCAGATCACCGAAGAGAGAAGTGAAGCGAGCCTCGAAAGCAGTCACCCGGTCATCCACGAAGTAATCCGTGGCATACGACAGGGCTGCATAGAGGAGCAGGTCAGATGCGACCGTAGAGAAGAGATTGGTATCTGTATCGTTGACCAGAGACGGCTGCGAAGCGTAGTAGACCAAGTAGACTTCTTGGCCTGGGGATACCGCAGGCTTCAGCATGTACGACGCACCGATACGACAGTAATACTTGGGGTCCCCAATGTTCTTAGGGAGCCTTAGGAAGTGCCCGATGTCCTTGTTCTCCAACAGGTGACAGCCTGTATAGAGGTACTTCATCTGCAGGAAGTCCACAGGGATGATGATGGCATCGGTAGCAGGATCTTCGTTCCCTGTGACTACCGAGGACTTCTCCATACCAGGGATACGAAGGGTTCGCTCAATGCGAGTCTGGGCTTGGTCGATGAAGGTGTTCGCTAGGCTTGTGCTGCAGTCGTTACGATTAAGGATTGCCAGCAGTTGGGAACGGAGGTCTGCAAGAGTCATTAGACGGCCTTGGTGGTCGTGAGGAAATACTCGAGACCTTCGGCCTTAAGCTTTGCCACGATCTTGTGGTTAGATTCATTCCAGAAGTCGAAGCCTTCCTTGATCCACTTGTCCACAAGGACCACAGGGATAGAAGCGACTCGCTGATGTTCGGTCTCACGAACGCTTTGGGATTCATTGCGTTCATCTTTGAGACGTTGGAGGAAACTGTCAGGGATGTTCTGGACAGATTCGATGATGTGCCCGTCTGAATTTTCATTGACGGAGGCGGTCACGCCATTGAGGATTAGGGACATAGGGACGTAAAAGGTCCCGTGCCACCGAGAGTAGGAGCAGCACAGGACGTAAAGGAATTGGGATGGGGACGCTAGGGACCCCAAGGTGATGCGTGGACTTCTCTTGCGCCTACAGGTATGTAGGACCCAATGGGCAGCACGCCCGTCTTTCATCCACTCGCGGGACGTCTTAAGGTAACCGGCAGTCTCCCACCGGTTATCCCTGCGCTCCTTACGGAAGCATCGGGTTCGTGCCGGTAAGGCCGATGACTGCACCCGAGGCACCCGTGTTCAGGTGCTTCAGCGAGAACTCACCAACGATTTCCTCGCGGTGTGCATCACCCGTGATAGCCAGCGGAATGCGCGACCACGGACGGAGAACTGCAACCTTCCAGTTGACAGGGTTGAACAGGAGGGCACGGTCAGCCTTCATGAAGCGGTTGATGACAACCTTCTGTTCACCGAACGGCGAGACGTAGAGGTCGACAACGTTCACAACCGTCTTGTCAGCCGAACCATCAAACGTACGGTAGCGACCAGCAGCGGCCGTGAAGCCCGCCACGATCAGCGAGTCAGCAGGCTTGATCATGAGGATCGTAGCTTCGCCACCCGCTTGATACAGGTTCTGGTTAGCCGTGAGGATGTCGTTTTCCGACAGGGCAACCGGGGTAGCCGTGTGGTCCACAACGTTACCTGCAGCGATTTGTGCAACACCACTTGCACCCGTTCCCCAGACGTTACCGAACTTGCGAACCACCGACTCCGAACCAACAGCAGCGTTCTGCGAGATACCGATTAGGTGGTATTCGAATTCACGCTTAAGTTCTGCCGACTTCTTACCGAGTTGGTAAGCCGTTTCCTTGGCGCGACCATAGGTGCTGACCGTATCAGCCGTGTTCGACACTCGCACCGTCTTCGAGAGAATCTGGGTGTAGTTCGAACGCATCACGGTCGGGTTAAGCACGCTGTCCGTAGCATCAGCGCCTTCAAGCGTTGCGTTCACAGCAACCGTAGCCAGCGAGTCTTCCTGCCATTGGAACAGGGTGTTCTGGATGTTCTCGCTCTTGATCACCGTTTGGAACGGGGTAGCCGTAGGCGAGATGTTCGAGATAACGTCGCTGATGTCTTCCTTGATACCAACTTGGTCGTACGTCTTAAATGCGGTATTGCTCATTGTGTTTTCCTAAATGGAGAGAGGGATTGATTACTCAGCGGCCCAGCGAGCCAAGAACAGGTCTGCAGCATCGTCGGTGGAACCCGAGGTCTTGAGACGCTGCTTTGCCTTGGTGGTCTTATCGACCTTGGCGTCATTAGATGTGACTGCCTTGGTGGTCTTCAGGACCTTCTTGGGTGTGTTGTTGACCTTCTTGGTCACGACACTCTTCGCCTTGTCGAACTGCATTGCCTTGTGGATAATCAGCAGTGCATTGGCATCGACCATGTTGTTGATGACTTCGGGTGCCAAGCCCTTATCGATCCCATAGGACCGAACTTCGTCATAAACCTTCTGGTTCCAGCCGGGCAGCTTTTCTTGAAGGGTCTTGACAGCATCTACTGCTGCAGCCTTCATTGCTTGTTGACGTTGTTCATTAGCATTCGCTACGAACGTGTCTACTTCCTGGGTGATGAAACGAAAGTCATCCCATGCAGCCTGTGCTTCAGCGCGGAGGGCAGTGAAAGACTCAGCATCCAGTTGCTTGCTTGCTACCAGCATGTCGATCTTCGAATACGGCTCCCAACGGGCAGCAGCCTTCTGATAGATGCGATCAATCTGTGCAGCAGCCTTCTGGTTAGCGGCTTCCACTTCCTTGCGTTGAGATGCAACCTGCTGAGACTTCTTCGTCAGTGCTGCTTCTTGACCATAGAGACGCTTCAGGTCCTTTACGGATACCTCCAACTCCTCGTCATCGACCTTGATCTTGACTTTGGCTTCGTCATCGAGAGTCTTGCCTTTCTTTACAGGCTCCTTCTCGTCATCGTCACCTTCGTCTTGCTCATCGGTCTCTTCAGATTCGTCCTCTTGAGGGTCCTCATCGGTTCCTTCGGCTTCTTCATGCTCTTCTTCAGCCTCGTGCTCAGTCGGTTCATCGTCCTCTTGAGCTACGTCTTCTTCCTCAGGGCTTTCGGATACCTCTTCAGGGTCCTTATCGCTCCATCTAGACAGAAATTGTTCTGCTGCGTCATCTTCAGTAAAGGACAACGCGGCGTTTTGTTCAGCGTTGACGCCCGATTGGGTGGTCATAGTGTTTGATTACTCTTCAGTGGGGGTAAGAAGCTGGGCCTTGGCGTAGACCCAACTTTGGAGTTCTGCGGTGACGTTCTGGAGTGCTCGGAGTTGGTAGAAGGCGTTCTCACGCTTCTCCTTGGCTCCTAGGTCACTCTCAGTGATTTCCGCAAGGTATTGGTTGTATAGCTCGTTGATGACGACTGTGAAGGCCTCTGTCTCCAGAAGCACTTCAGCAGCCAATCCTCGTTTGAGCATGAGTTCTTCGCTCATGAGGGATCGTTAGGTCTTGAGGACCGCTTGGGTTTGCGGCGGGTTCATCTTCATCTCTTTCTCTACAAGGTCCAGTTCATGGGTCTTGAGAGCCAGTTCAGACGAAGCAGTGAATTCCTTGATACCGAGTTCACGGTTCTTGTTCTGTGCATCCAACTGAGCTTGCATCTGCTCAATCTGGAGGCGCATCTGTTCAAGGGTCGCGTGATCAGATACCTTCTGGGCCGATGTCTTAGCCATCTGCTCTTGGACAGCCACTTGGCGTTCCTCGAGTTCCTGGGCCTTGACTTGATTAGGATCAGGCTGGACAGGCGGGAGAGTGCTAGGATCAGTGAGGAAGCGGTTGATCTGCTTAATGCCAGTCTTGTCTAGCGCCATCTGAGCCACTGCGTACTTGTTCTGCTCGGAATAGAGACGGCCAGTGCCCCCATCTACTGCCGAGAGGGACGCGTGGAGACCCATGTACTTCGCAGCCTCAGCAGCTTGTTCACCGTAGCCAAGCTTCAACTCGATGGTGCAAGTGACTTCCTCGGTCCACTCTTGGGGATTCACTTCCGTGAAGTTCCCTGCGAGCCTTACGATCTTGGTCTTCTTCTCGTTCATCAGAACCAGACGATAGACCTCGAGGTACAAGGGCTTGATGAAGTGGTTAGCGAAGTTACGAGCGATGATCTTCTCGCGTTGCTGAGACAAGCCGACAAGGTTCTCCACCATTGCCTGACTGTTCTGCTTCGACACTGCATCCTTATTGAGACCTTGGGACAGCTTTGATACCCCAGTGACCTCTTCCTTATCGTCATCCAGCAGTTGAATCGTCTGGAACACGAAGGGATTAAGACCCGGCTGCGGGAGCGGAATGATGCCGTCAGGCCTCGTCACGTTCACCAGACCACCCACACGGTTCTCTAGGAGTTCCTTGGGGTTCGTCACGGCACCCTTCACCACCATCATGCGGGGGTTATTGGTGACTACGGTATGGTCCAGAATGCCGCGGACCAGCACAGTACGAGCGTTCTGCGTAGGGATCACTCGGGCAGCATAGTTGCCTCCATAGAACGCATGGGGCAAAGGTACCGGGCAGAACGAGAGGAACGGCTTCTTGTCGCACTGTTCCTTGTCGAGAATGGTGTTACCAGCCATTGTGACCTTCCACAACTTGGCGGTACCCTTACCATCCATGTCGATGTTCATGTACGCTTCATACACGATCACATGCTCGGTCTGTTCCTGGTTCTCTACTTCGTCCAGGTTCAGGAGACCAACACCAAGGTCCTCAAAGCGTGCGAGGCGCTCTGGGTCCATGTTCATCTCATCGGCACCATCGTTATCATCGATAGCGTAGACCTGCTTCTTCGAGTACCCCATATTGATCAACTCAGTTCGAGTCTTTCGGGTTCTATGGGCTACGAAGGGAGCCGCTTCAATCGATGCAGCCGTGGAGGTGATCAGGAATTCCTCAGGGGGAATCGGATCGATCTTCACTTGGCACTTGTCGACCTTTCGAATCAAGGTGCCATCGAACAGTCCGGTGTCCGGGTTGTGCTCGAGGGAGACATCGGAGACATCAGGGTCATTGGAGAGCAGTTCGGCAGTCTGAAGGTCCAGGTTGTGGAACTCTTCTTCTTGGTCCTCGTACTCTTCGCTCCAATAGACCTTAGCGATCCCGTTACGAGCCATCAGGCCATCTTGGATGATGCTCGAGAAGATGCCGTAGGAATCGTTCTGGCGGTGCACGACATAATCGGCGTACTCCGTTGCGATCCGCATAGGCTCGACATCAGCGTCAGTCTGGGGATCGTAGGAGACAATCTTGTTACCTGCGCTAAACGTCTCTAGCAGGACTGCCTTGAGTGATTCAACAGCGTCAAAGACATCCATGCTGACATATTTACTATTACCTGCGTGAGCGGGCTTTGGACGTTCGCCATGGTAATACTCCATGACATCCATACGCTCTTTGGACAGCTTCGAGTCATAGTAGAGCACGCTCGATTGAACGTGTTTCCCTACGATAACCTTGAGTTCACTGTCATCCACAGGCTGAAACTTTTTGGAAGCCTTAGCCATTGTTTAAATCATCTCGATGTAATATTCAGAAGTACTCTCCACGGGAGTGAAGTGGCCTTCATGTATGAAGTTCGCTATTGCGAGGGACATGACACAATCGTCGTAACACCCAGACTCCGCTTCCATCTTTCCATCGTCCTTGACCACGTAAGTAAGGCACTCACGAAGGGTCAACTTGTCATAGACCTCGATGTCCTTCTCACGGTACGCAGCACGAAGCTTGTCGATAATGAGAGGCTTGGTCTTGACAGTGGTACGGAAGCCGTAGGTGATGGTCTCGTCCTCGGTCTGTGTGTCAACCTTGGTCTCGAAGTAGATGTTGGGATAGGCAAGGTCTTTGCCCAGGCGGGTAGCAGTCAGGATTCCGTGGTTGTTGTTCTCGACTGCGATCTTCGCGGTGTTGAAGAAGTGCCCAAGTTTCTCTAGGACGGTAGCGAAGTAGTCAGGGTGAACCTGGGACCTGTAGATACCTACCTGTCTCTTCTTGGAGTCCAGAATCTGAGCTACGGACCAGTCACCACCTCGGATACCCATGGCAACGTCAGCCCCAATGTAGTAGGACTCGCCTGGGTCAACCGTGCGGTACAGCAAGAGATCACCTCGAGGAGTAGCCTCAAAATCGTCACCGATAAGCTCCAGGCGCTGCTTGATGTCAGGGGCTGTGTTGATGAGAGCTTGGACTTGCTGAGGGTTGAATACAGGGCGACCTGAGGTCAGGAAGGCTTCATCAGCGTGGCACGGGTATTCCTGTTGGAACATCTCGAGGCCGGTCACTGCGATCTTTCGACGGCGGAACATCAACTGTTCATCGTCTAGGCCATACTCCTTGACTAGCTTGTCCTCGTCCGGGGTCCTTTCGAATCCCTCGGGGACCTCCATGCGGTACTCAGTCTGGATGAACCAAGGGATGAACACGGCCTCGTACTCGTTGGTACCGTTGACTGCATTGACCCAGATGTCATGGAATGGGTTACCGATACCATTAGCCGTGGACTCAACGAATACGAAGGTTCCCTTGGCATTCGGGATGGCCTGCATCAGACCGTTGATGTTGTCCTTAGCGGTCGCTGGGGGATAGAAGGCAGCTTCGGACAGGTGAGCCAACTGAATGGTTTCACCACGACCAATACCTTCACCACCAGCCGTAGCGACCATGTAGGAGCTATCGAGCAGGGAGAATGCTAGTTCCTTACGCGAGGAGTACTTCGTGGTGGGCTTGAGAATCTCAGGGCAGTTCTCGTGGTACCGTTTGCACATGTCAAACAGCGCCTTAGTGGACTCCCCAAGGTGGGTCATAACGATGGCCTTGACAGCCTTGTGCTGCGAGGTCCACCAATAGATGATCCCTTCGATGATGGTGGAAAGACCCTGCTGACGCCCTTTCAGAACGACGACTCGGACCTTCCCGGTTGTTTGAAGCTGCCTGATGACAGCCTTGATGAAAATCTTTTGGGCTTCGTTGAGGACCAACGGTACTACCGTGCCTTCCTTAGTTCGAATCTTCAGTGCGTGTTTTGCATAGAACTCGAAATCAGTGAATAGCCTTTTACGTACCTCCGATACACTGTCCATAATGTCCTTTAGTCTTGAGGTAAACTGTCGCAGCCTCTAAGACTGAGGGCGAATCTTTGAACAAGCCGAGAGCGTGGTTGCAGGGTTTGCACAGTAGTCCCCGCACTTCCCCGGTCAGATGATTGTGGTCTGTAGCGAAGCCGCCCTTCCTGTCTAGGGATAGGTGGTCACTACAGATTTCACAGCGACCCTGTTGGCTCTGCCAGAGGACCATGAAGCCTTCCTTTGAGAGTCCGTAGAGTCTTTTGATTTGATCCCAACGACGCTTGTCGGGGTCTTGTGCCTTGAGCTTCCGGTCACACTCCCGACAGCGCGACTGAAGGCCATTGAGTTTCCCTGGGTTTCTACCGAAGGCATCCCGTGGCTTCTCTTCAGCGCACTTGATGCACTTCACTAGATCCATTACTTCTCGTCCTTCATCTCTTTAGCCAAGTCACTGAGGAAATCCTCAGCCTTCTTCACGTTCAGCGTGGTTTCCGTTGCCGGTTTAGCCAGGGTGTACGTGAGGAGCAAGGCAGCGGCTGAAATCTTGTCCTTAGGGCTAATGTCCTTGCGGCGCATCTCCGTAATCACAACTTCCAGGGCTTCCTTGGCAT